AAGAGACATATTCCTTTAGAGATAAGATAGTGAAAGAATGGGGATTAAACTTAATAATAGCCAAGAATGGGGAAGCACTCAGAAAGGGAATGAATCCAAAGTGTGGAAGATTCCAGTGTTGTAATGCTCTAAAGACTGAAGCATTAAAGCAGTGCATACGAGAGCATAAATTCGATGCTATTCTTTTGGGCATACGACGTGATGAACATGGAGTGAGGAATAAAGAGCGATTCTTTTCGCCAAGAGATGAGAACTTTGAGTGGAACATTTGGGAGCAACCTCTTGAAGCTTGGGACATTTATACAATAGATGAAGAAGCAGACCATTATCGAGTTCATCCATTATTGCATTGGACGGAGATTGACGTATGGAAATATATAAAGCAAGAAGGACTGCCTGTTAATCCATTATACTTCTCAAGGAATCACAGGCGCTATCGTTCTTTAGGCTGTAAACCTTGCACATCTCCTGTCGAGTCGGATGCTAAGAACATTGATGAGATAATTAAGGAAATAGAGGAAAGCGATATTCGAGAACGATATGGTAGAGTTCAAGATAAAGAGAATTTGATGGAACGTCTGCGAGTGCTCGGTTATATGTAAAATGTTAGATAAAGAAGAAATAAAAAGATTAACAAAGAAAAGTATGGAAAGTGCTTACCTCCCTGTTCCTTCACATGGAGGGTTAAAGACAGCTCGTTTTAGGTTGGAGGATGTTCAGAGGTGCTTTAGACAGCCTGCTCTTCTTCGGGACTTCATATATTTGGTCGGAGGAGTAGCAGTGCATGGCAGAGGGAATGACGTGGATTTAGTGATACGAGGAGAGGACTTATCAGAACCTCAAAAAGAAGCATTGTTATTCCGTTTATATCGAGCCTTCGCAGATTACTTCAAGATTCCCTATGATGAGACGCCTAAGTATTTGCATATAACGTTTAATAATTATGGACCCTATACGAATCACATGTTGTTATACCACTTAGCGATAATTCCTAATGAGGACAAACAAATTCATGAGATGGAACTCTTGAAGTCAGCAACAAATGGCGAATGGATAGTTTACGGTTATGGTTCTATTGACGCAGTTGACCTCGAAGGTGATGAAATCACTATTGAAGCTCTTAGGGGCATGTGGGAGGAGATGCAGAAGACTCCTAAGAAATACTGGAATGTCATGAATGAGCATGGTGGTGTTCAGGTTGGTGAGATTCTCCCTGAATGGAATGGACTAAAGACTCATGTGGATGATAAAGGCTTCTTTGTGATAGTCAAACTCAGAAAAGACATAGAGGCAGCTCAAAGGGTGTGGGAAGCGATTCACTCAGACGATGAAGATGAGCGCATCAAGAGTTTCTCAATTCACATAGAGTATCCAGGCGGAGTAGAGGAATGCACAGAGAAGGTATGCGATAAGAATAGGTGCTGGCGAAAGATAACCAAAGCAAGATTCCTTGAGTTGAGCTTCACGAGGAATCCAGCTAATCCCTTATGTATATTTAAGCCTGCGCAATAATTATACCGATAAGCTTTTAGGAAGAAGGATGGACGAGATGCGAGAGTTATACATCGGTGATAAACCTTACGATAATTATTTAAGAGCTCTGGGTGATTCCCAGAGCGTGAGTATTCTTGCAAGAGGCAAAAACGTCAAGAAGGCAGTAGATGTAGCATTAATGGCACAGCGATTGAGCCAGTTTACCATAAGTGCTGTTTCGATATACGATGAGAAGATGACAAGTGATGATGGTGAGCGTGAATATTACGTGAGTGCAATAAGAATAGACTTAGTTCGATAATTATATATTTAAATAAGAGGAAAAAAGAGATATGGCAACACAAGAGGAAGAGTTTGAGAAATTCTTTGAAGAGTTGGAAAACGAGACAGAGGAGAACACTGAGGAACAGAAATCAGAAGAGCAGAACAGTGAAGAGGAGAAAGCTCTTACGAAGGAAGATGTCATTAAGATAGTAAGAGATGAACTGAAGACATTCTGGCAGGGTGTCCTTTCGGGTAAGTATCCATTACCGAAGGCAGCGAAGTATCCGTATGCTACGTATCCCTACGCTGTTTACCCGTATGCGAAATATCCAATGCCAAGCAGCAAGAAGAACCTCGATACGGATGCGGCGGAGGCTCCCATGATACCGTTCTTTGTTGTGCCGGAGATGGTAGATACAACTCAGGTACCATCCCAGACTGATAGCACGAAGTCCAATGAGAAGGACAAAGTAATTGAGGAGCAGAAGTCCCAGATAGAGGAGTTAAAGAAGACCGTTGATGAACTCCAGAAGAAGCTGGAGGATTTGAGTGCGCAACCTGCTCCTGAAGAAAACAAAGATGACTCGACTCCAACGGATACTTCCCAGTATGTCTCTGACATCGTAGTAGAGGGTGGCACAATATCTCGACCTTAGAAAATACCTCTATAATCTAACCTAAATTTTCCACTATTTGCACATATTTGAGGCTGAGCAAAATTTTATCGTTGAGCATGATAAATTCTACCTACCCGATACAAAATTCTCTCTAAACTCAAATATGTGCATGTAGTAAGATTTCTATGTTAAAACCTTGATAATGAGGTAAATGAAATGGCTGAAGTAGAAGACGTTGTGGCTGGAGCACCGGTTATTGTAACTTTTATAGCCGGTGCGGATATAGAGGCTGGGCAGGTGGTAGGCTACGATGTGAGTGCTTCCCCTGCTGACATGACTGTCTCTCCCACATATCAGGACGGTTATGACACAGTTCCTGTCGGGGTAGCAGTAGATTCAGTAGAGCAGGATGACCCAGTGCCAGTCGCAATTCCTCCCTCGATAGTGAGGGTGAGATCGGTACGTGCAGGTAATGCTGGTCAGCTGGTGCAGCTTAATGAAAGTAATGCAGGTCAAGTTGAGCCATACAACTCCAGCGATAACACTTGGGCAGTCGGTCAGGCTCTCGAGGACATAGGTGCAGGTTCGACTGGTAGAGTGAGGTTGCTCCTCACGAAATAAATACCTCTATTTTAAATTAAATAGGTAAGGAGAAATGGGTGATTTTGCAAATCTGTTAAGGGTTGTTAAAGCTGGCGATAATGCAAATGAGAAGTCTTACTGGATGAAGAGACTCAGCAAAGGCACACACGAGTTGATGCAGGCTTACAACATAAGTGCTGAACATCTCGTTCGGGAAGAGCTGTATAAAGAAATACTCAAGGGTGCAGAGGAAGTCCTCTGTATGCGAGATGTCCTTCCGATTTACAGAATGAAGAAGAACGAACTGAGGTTCGTCCTTACGGATGCTCCCACAGGCATGCTTCCTCTCGTAGCACCAGGTTCGTCTCTGCCTGAGGGTCCAGACGTTCACTTCAAGAGTGACGTTACATTCGTGGCACAGAAATATGGTGAGAAAGTAGGCATACCAGAGGAACTCATTGAAGAGGAAGAATTCGATATCATCGAGCTGCTAGTTCACAATGAGGGTCGCCGAGCTGAGAATAGGCTGAACGATGTAGCCATGAAAGCGCTATTGGACGCAAAGAGCACTATTGAAAGCACAGATAACGTTTGCATCATAGACAGAATAGTAGAGATGATAAAGACAATGCGAGGTAATAAGTTTGAGCCAGACACTATCATAATGACACCAGAGGCTGAAGCTGAGATACTCAAGTATATGGTAGGTGAGACCAAATCAGCTAACACAACTGGCACGACTGGCTATCAAAAGACCGGTGTGCCAGAAGTATTCAGGACAAAAGACATAGGCAGACCAATAGTTGGGTTGAAACCTTACGTGTTGTCGAAGACCGTAAGTGGTGATTCCCTAACTTGGGGTGGAGCTACTACAAATGCTCACATCTGCATCCTTGATAGCAGGATGGCTGGCGGGATAGGAATGAGAAGCGATATAGCAGTAGAGCGATATGAAGATCCTCTCAATGACCTCAGGAATCTGAAAATAACAATGAGGATATGTGCCAAGACGTTCTTTGCGGACGCTATTGAGTTCGGTGATATAGCGAGTCTGCTATAAACGTATTTCTATACTTCTATTCCTTTTATTCCTTGAGGCGAATAGCATGATAGGATTGACGTTACTTATAATCGGGGTATTAGGGGTTTGGGCTGCTGTTCTTATGGAGCTGAAGACTAATGCTGAAGCGTGGGAAATCCTCATGAAGATATTCCCAACAGTATTCGGTGTAGGTGCATTCCTTTGTGGCATGGGATATTAACAATGTGGAGTAAGAAGCATTGGCATAAGGACTATTTTGAAATCATTAACAAAGGTTCAATAGACAAGGATGCAGTCTCTGACTGGGAATACAACTGGGCAGGACTGTCCTTCCCTGATGGTTATCATCCTCGAAGAATTCTTGTAGGCGGCAGATTGGATTATCCTCCATGATAGTTCCCGATATTCAATTCAGGACTGCGGAATTGACCATTCTTAAACGGCTTAATCAATTACCATCTCATTTATATATTGCTAAGGAAGACTCTCTCACTTTAATGCTCCATACCCTAAGGAGGAATTGTCCTGTTGGATGGAGACCAGCAAGAGAAGCTCATCCCGGTGAACCTCGTATGAAAAATGCTATCTTCTTTAAACGGGAAGACCATCCTAATGTGTATGGTGGTAGAGTTTACATAGATACTAACATTTGTCCTCACGCTTATTATTACACTTATGGAAGAGCAGGTGGCAGAATGATATTTCCCGTAAGGAAGAAAGCTCTTACAATAGTGAAGAAGGGTATGACCAAAGCAATAGCTCCTCTTCGTAAATGGGCTCGACTTGGTAGCATGGGACCTCACACAGAATATCTTGAAAAGACAGTGCGAGAAGTGGAACCAAAAATAAGAGAATACTTCAAGAATGCAGTTAGAGTGTGGATAGGTGGTGTATAATGTATGGGAAGTTGGCTAATGTTAAACGATTATTAGAAATTCCACAGAGCGAAACAACCTACGATACCACCTTAGAGTATCTTCTCGATATCGCTAATGTTTGGCTTTCCACTCGTGAGAGTGTCCCTTTGGATGATGATATTAAGAATGCAGCTTGTGAATTCTTTGCAGCTTATCTTTACAGAGCCCGTGCAGAGATGCTCTCTCCATCAGGTGAGATTTCGGGTGTAGCATCAGAATACAAAAAGACTGCGTTTGCTCTTCTTGAGGATGGAATAAAACAAGAAACGAAAGATAGAAACTTTGCATTTAAGAAGGTGAATAAGTAATGTATATAGACAGAGGCAAAGAATATCTTGATACGATTGTAGATGTTATAGAGCAAGAGCTTCGAGATAACAACAAGAATATTCCTGTCTTTGCTCAACATTACCTTAGAGCCTCGGACGTTGGGAAAGTTCCTTACGTTTCTGTGGTGCTCGATAGGCTTGAAAGAGACCTCACAACGATTGGTAAATCCCTCCGTATGGTGCGTATCTATTATGCTATAACCTTAGTGGAGAAATATCAAGAGGAAAAGCTCTTTACTGATTTACCAATAATAGAAGATGCTTTAGAAAAAGTAGAAGATCAACTCCCATACACAACCGAGAGCGCAAGTATAATTGGAGAGGACATTGCTTATGAAGAAGTGGGCAATATTGTTCTTCAAGCTACTCAAATCACATTTTTAGTAGAATGCTCGATATAATTTTAGATTTAAAAAATAAAGGAGAAGAGAAATGGTAACACCAATAAAAGGTTGGAAGGGTGAAGTGCGTATAATCGGTAATGATGATGCTGATTCTGCATTTGATAGCGCACCCGATCCAAAGGCGCTTAGGAACCCAATTTCCACTTCAGTTCCAATGGATAAGATATACGTCATTGGAAAGAAGAGTCCTGAAGCGATATTAGAGGGTGAACAAGAAATAACAGGAACGATAGAAAGACCGTTATTCGCAAATGAAAGTGAAAATTACGTAGCAAGCGTAGGTGGTTCTAATAAGCTTCTAACAGATCTTGCGGGTGTAACTTCATCATCAATGATAGAATGTAAAATGCGAATAAGACCCAATGAGTCCTCAGGACAACTCAAGGGTTACATTCTTTCAGGCGTAAAGTTCCATGACTGGGGAATAGACTTTGCAGCTGGAGATATGACAAAAGAGCACGCTGATTTCTCTGCGACTGATATAGAACAGGAATCGTAATCCTCTTAATTCTATTTATCCTTTATAAAGGAGTAGTGCTATGAGCAAGA